ATTCTCCCTCCAGTAGGCTTTTGCCTTCTCGTCGCTTTCGAATGCCATTTCCCAACTCCCTTTGTTAATGAAATGTTTCGCAATCAATCTAGCAGTACTTTTCTTCCACGAAATCACGACTTTAGTCTTAAACTGACGAAAAAGGCCCATTCGGAAACGAATGAAAGCCGTGAATGTCCAGAGCGAGCTGCGCCAGTTCACAGTTCTTGCTAAAACTTTCGGGGGATCTGTGCCATAATGCGCGCCATTTGACAGACCAACCGGGACACTTACTTTGTTAAGCAGCAATAACATCATCGAATGAGCTGAAACCGCCTGTAAGGCCCGCCAAGCCTGTGATTCCTCTGATTTTTCACAACGTGTCTTAGGGTCTATACCCCCCCCCATTTCCCCGTATTTTCCCTCTCGTTTTGCCACAAAATTGCCCCAAGAAAACCCCCAGTTTGCAGGCATAGAAAAGCCCGCTCAGTGGCGGGCCAATCCGAATCCTTTAGCGTTTTAACGCAGCGACTCCATCGCGAAGTCTTTCAAGAATACGCTCGAATCTTTCCTCCTCCTGGGGCGTTAGATCCAATGTCTCGATAAATTCTTCTAGTTCACCTAGTGGCGATTCCATCTACTGTCTCCCGTTCTTTCTCAGCCTCTCGGCTGTGAATAACTGTATAGACATACAGTAAGATTGGGGAATCTATCATTTTTGGACCACTTTGGGTATTAAAAAAGGGACCTCGGCCCCCTCTGATCAAAATGACTGTCATCGCACCGAACCCAGGATCACCAGATGCTAACGATGATGTTCAGGGCAAAACCTATCAGGCAGATGATGAATGCGAAAGCCATGAAGTTCTCCAGACTATCTCTGTCAGATTTGCTGAAACACCAACACCCGATCGCTGCAGGGATCAATGCCAGTGTGAAGCTGAAACTGAACGCCTTGAGCGCCAGCACCATGCACCCTATTGCAAGTAACAGCCACATTGCCAAGACCTCCCTGAAAAAGGCCTCATTTTACTCCCTCCACCGAGCCCTAACCAGGGCCGCTATTCCCAGTTTGGCATGTTGATGTTGACCGCCTGATAAACCAGATCATTCCGACGGGCCAGTAGCTCATCAATGCGACGTCGTTTCTCTTCTGCTGCCATGGTCTTGTCGCGCTGGATCAGCTCAATCTTGTTGCGCACCACCCTGACCTGCTGCTGAGTGCGGCTCAGGCTGCGCCGTGACTTCAAGATCCCGCCCTGTTCCTCCAGCAACTCGTTTGCCTTGTCAGTCAGCCCTTCGCTGCGGTACTGGTCAACGGTGCGCTTTAGCTGGTTCACCTCGTTCAACATCCGGTAAAACTCTTCCATGTGTTGGGTGGACTTTGCCGGCCCGGTGCCACGGTACACGGCTTTAACCAGAGGTATCTCATCGGCCCTCCAACTGGCTGACTCGCCAGGGCGTGACGCGCGGATCAGGCCATCGGCGGCGGCCATCACATAGCTGCCCATGGTACCGGTATAACCGATCACTAGGTGTTCCAGTTGCTTGGGGGACAACCCTGAAACTTCGCCCAGCTCTCGCATCAGCAGGCTGGTCTGCTCGTTGTAGCGCGCCTCGGCACGTACGGCCAGATCCTGCGGGCTGTCGATGGGGCCACCTCGGAAACTGTCATAGTTGAAAGCGGCTTCCACCATCGGCTTGACGATCTGCGGGGTCGGGTTAAGGGCGAAGGTATCGCCGATTGCCCGAGCCACAGCCTTGCCAAACTGGGCGCCGGTGTCTTTGTCGCCCAGGGCTCGCACCATGCGCTCAGGGATAGTGCCAAATATCACCCCGATCTCGAACGGCTTGGGGATCCGCCAGTGCTGATCGCCGACAAAGAAATGCCAGTTGGCATCCTTGTCCCAATCTGGCAACTCCTCATACCGCTCATCATCCCAGTTGGAAGCCAGCAGCCCGAGTGACATTGCGGTGATCATGCCGGCACGCTTCGCTATTTCGCGCGGATTGTCGCGTAGCTCGCGCGTCAGCTTACCCAAGCCCTGGATCCGAGCATTGAAGAATGGCAGCACCATAGCGGCCCCTTGGATGCCGCGGGCTGCCCCCAACATGGAGAAGTCCATCAGGTCCTTCGACTCAAAGGCTGCCTGGGCGTGGCTCTTGCCTGCCTTGATGGCCGCATCATACACAGCCTCGCGGTTGCCGTTCTCAACCGCCTCACCAAGTCTGCTGTACTTCTCCCACACGTCAGCCACAACGCCCTTGGCATGTGCCGCATTGCGGATGATGGACTTCTCATAACGAGCGATCTGCTCTGGTGTCATCCCCTTGCGGCGCAGAGACTTGCGCACGGTGTCTGCCATCGCCCCCGGGTCATTACCGTTAACATATCCACCCAGGAAGCTGGCTCCGCTGAACATGACATCAATGGTGCTACCATCCATCGCCAGAGTCTTCTTCACCCCACGGATAGAGCCGATCACCGGCTTGAAACCATCCTTGCTGATTGCCCAACTGGAAAGGGAGTCGCGCAAGAAGTTGCGAAGCATGAACTCGGGGGATGCGGTGACCCCGGCCGTCAGCAGGCGCTTCCCCTTGGCAGCCACGTTGACCATGGCACCGAAAGGCTTGCGATCAAAGAAAGTCATGGCACGATAAAGGTCGGGATCCTCAACCCGGATCATGTAGTCCTCCCCCTCCATCTTCACGGTGATCAGGTCCTTCCCGTTCTTGAGGGCACGCCAGTCCATCATGTTGGGCTTGGCGACTACCTCGATGATGCCGGTTTCTGCCAAATTCCAGACCGTCTTTTGGGCCGCCATGTTCTTCATGGAGGCGTCGATCAGCTTGCTGGTGCTGGTAAAGATGTTCTCGAGCAGGTCGTTGGTGTTGGCCTCGCCCCCCTTGAGCTTCTTGATTCCGGCGTTCTGGTTGGCAACGCCCCTCGGCTTGAATGGGGCGATCACATCGCCATCATCAGATTCACGGAAGAAAGGGATATACCACTCACTTTCGAACTCGGCCCGTGCCTCTTGGGTAAACAGGCCTGCCTCCTGCGCCAGATCCAAGGTAGCGGCGTTGAGGCGGTTCCAGCGGGTTTTGGCCTCCATGAACTTGGCCTCTTTGCCTTTGCCCTGGGCCTTGAGCGCTGCAATATCATTGGCATCGAGCAGGTTCTCACGCCCCTGCGCCAGCAGGATCTCTGCCCGGTGGCCAGCCATCCAGCCAAGCCAGTTGTGAAGGTCGCTCCCCAGATCAGAGAAGATTCCGAGCAATGCATCTTTCTCGCCAGTGCCAGCCTTGCGCTGGATCACGCCGTCCTTCCACTCCGGCAGACCATAGAGCATGGTTGCCTGCATAGTGGAAGCCGCCCCGGTTGCCATGCGTGCAGCCACATAGCCGGAATCCGCCGCATCAGTTATGCCTGCAGCCTCCTCGGCATACTTGATGGGAGCCAAGGCATCGAGCACCTCTGTGTTAGCCTTCTTGATGAAGCGGTCCACCCAGGACTTGACCACGCCGCGATCCACTTCGCGCAGCTTGTCCAGATTGGCCTTGGTTTTGTCGATGATGTCAGGCTTTGGCCCCAGGTTGAGCTTTTCCATGGCTTTGTCAGCGGCCGTGCTGGTCTGACTCATCTTGATGCCACCCTGATTGGCTGGCTGCTCCTCCTGGCTGAACTTCTTGCCGCCATCAGGGCCACTATCATCAGGGCCGCCGCGCTCCATCTTCTTGCCCAGCCCCTCGATAAGGGTTCTCGTCTCAGCAGCAGTGATCCCCTCTGGCACAAAACCAACAGCACGCAGTGCCCGAGTTACCCAAGCAGCAACGCTATCCCAACCACGACGCCAGGCGCTCTGCTCCAGCTCTGCAAGATGGGCAACAACCTCCTCAGCCTTGGTACCAATGTCTTCGTCGGCATAATGAGTGTCTACCCAGTCCCATACCTCCTTCATGCTTGGATCTTTCTTGGACTGGATGAGGTGTCCTGACAAGATCGGACAGTCCCGGATCAAGCAGCCTGAGCAGTTCTCCAATACCTCTTGTTAAACTCCGCCGGGCTGACATTGCCAAGTCGTGAATGCCGACGCTGGCGGTTGTAAAAAATCTCTATGTATTCCTGAATCGCTGCCTTGGCCTCCGCTCTCGTCTCGAATCTATGGTGGTGAACCAGTTCATTTTTAAGAGACCCCCAGAAGCTTTCTATCGGGGCATTGTCGAAGCAGTTCCCCTTGCGTGACATGGAGGTCTGCATGCCAAATTGTACCTGGAGAGCCCGGTAAGCCTTGGCACAGTACTGACTGCCCCGGTCTGTGTGATGAATAAGCCCAACGGGTGGCCTCTTCTGCTGCACAGCCCGAAACAGCGCCTGACTGACCAACCCGGTGGTCATTCGCTCTCCCATCGCATAACCCACTATCTCACAGGTAAACACATCCTTGAGACCAGCCAGATAAAGCCAGCCTTCGTCGGTGGCGATATAGGTGATATCACCGGTCCAGACTTCGTTGGGCTTCGTCGGCGCAAAGACCTGACCAAGGAGATTCTCCGCCACGGGCAGGGAATGAGCAGAATGGGTTGTCGCCTTGAATTTGCGCTTTTGTTTGCAAGACAACCCCATTTCACGGCGCAATCGCCCAATCCGGTCCCGCCCAGCGTAAAATCCTTCGGCGGCCAACTCAGCTTGTAAACGCGATGCGCCATAGGTCTGGCGCGTCTTGCTGTGAGCAGCCCGAATGGCGACCTTGAGTCGTTCATCTTCTTGTTGGCGCTGTGACGGTGGACGCTGGCGCCAGTGGTAGAAGCCCGCACGAGAGACCTCCAGCACACGACAGATAACGGAAATGGGATAGATGTCCTGTTGGTTGGCTATCCACGCGTACTTGGCAGTGACTCCTGAGCAAAGTACGCGGCGGCCTTTTTTATGATGTCGCGCTCCATGTTGGCTTGTGCGAGAGCTTTGCGTAGCCGGGCCACTTCAGCCTCCAGCTCGGCGACAGAACGCGCTCCGGGAATGGCCGATGTATCCTTTCCTCCTTTGGCTGCGACCACCCAGTTGCTCAGTGTGCCTTTGGCAATACCCAACCTTCTGGCGGCTTCAGCTTGGCCAAGGCCTTGCTCCAACACCAGTCGAACCGCCTCTGCCCGAAACTCTGGTGAATAGTGTTCTCTCGATTTCATTCAATACCCCCGATTATCTCATCGTAACAATCGGGACTGTCTGTGAAAATCAGGATACCTCAGGATCAGGCGGCTCATCAACTTGGTGTATTCCCCATCGCCAAGCACATTGGCCAAGCCATAGTGGGCCAGCACTTCATGGCGCAGGATCTCACGCATCCGCTTGGGGTCAGAAATCGTATCGGCGGCCACATGTAGTGAGCCGGAGTCGTCATCAAAGGCGGCTCGTCGGATTAAGCCATCCTTGGCAGCCAGTCCCAACGCATGCTCCAGTTCGGCCTGGGTGGCGTGGATTTGAACATCAATGCCATTCGCCCCCTGGTACTGCTTGAACCATGTCTTGGTAACCAGCTCCGCTTCTTTTTTGGTCAGGTGTTTGGCTGGCTTGTCTCCCTGGGCCATGGCTTGCTTGGAAAACAGGATCCGGCGATCCCCCTCCTCACGCTCTTCAATGGTGTCAAAGAACTGATCAAAGCCAGCCCGGATGGCAGGGATCTCCCCGGCTGTCGGGTAGGGATAACTCCCATCAAGCTGCATACCCAACGCCGCTTCTGCATCCCAGGACGCTTCGCTGACGATATTGGCCAGGTAATCGTTACTGGCATTCTGGTCTTGCAACTTGGCAATCAGATACGACTCGAACGCCCGAGCGCTCAGCTCCCGGGCGGTGGTCCAGTACGCCTTACTGCGCTTGTCATCCAGTTTGCGCGACCGCTCCTTTAGGGCGGTCTGCTTGATTGCCCGGTTGACGGCACCAAAGGCCTCGATCATCTTCTCTTTACGAACAGCGCCACGATGGGTGAATCCGCTATTCCGAGCAGCCAAAGACACGTCCAGAGCCTCGGTCATCATGTCACCTGGCTGGCCCCGGGTTCTGGCAAAGTAGCCATCAAGCGCATGCCACCACTCATGCCCTAACGATCCTGCCCCATTCATCTTGGTGAGGTTAATCACCACCTTGCCATGCTCGTAATGTGCAGCGGCAGGATTAACCCCACCAGAGCCCCTGGCGCCGAACGCCAGCCCCAGCTCGCCATTGAGCGACAGAGCCTTGGGCGAGATCCCCAGCACCGCCGCCATATCCATCAGCGCATCATAGGCATGGTTCAGATCTCGTTGACGACGACCTTGCTCAACCCAGTTACCAAACTCCACGCCTCGAAAACCAAAGGCCTGCCCAAACAGCTCAGGCGTGACATCAGCTCCACCTCGCATATCCTCACCCACTCGAGGCTGGTTGATATCACGGCGTTCATGCGGGATCTCTTTGGCCTTTTCCAGCTTGCGGACAAGCTCGTCATAGTGCTCATCCCGGTACTTTCTGGCATCGCTGGCACTCTCAAATGCCTCTGTCAGGTCCAGGTGGTTACGGCCGACCTTTTTACCGACAAGCCAGCCTTGGCCCTGACGGCGACTGTAGATAGCGAACGAGATTGCTTTGGGTTTACTCCCCTCTTGCGTCAACTGGTCGTAACGACGCTTGAATTCAGCAATCACCTCAGCCTTGCTAGACCCGGATGCGATAATGCGTGGCCAACCGCCGAAGGCGCCCGACTTACTCTCTCTGCTAATTGTCCAGATCCCCTTAGGGGGATCGTATTTCACTCCCTCGTAGAGGCTGTAACTGCCCAGGTTGAGCTCGAGATCGGCGAGGCTTCGTTGGTGACCGACAGCCAGATAAAGCTCTGCTCTGCTATGAATGGCATGGGCACTGCGCAGGCTGGCGCTCGACACCATCCGCTTCGCCGTGTCGGCATCAATGGTGCCATCCATTAGGCCAAGAGATAGGTCGCGCAACGACTTCACAGCCTGCGCCCAGTTTCCCACCTTATAGCTGACGCGAGGCTTTGCTGGTATGGCGTCGCGAGCAGCTCTAGCAATAGCAACGGCATTGCGATCCACCCCAGACTCAATCAACTTATCGTAGGCTGGCGCTGGCCAAGCCTTGGATAAAGGCAATGCCTTTATCTGCTCAATTGTCTCTCCTTCAACAGTGTCGCGGTACGCCGTCCAGGTATCCTTGCGCGCTCCTCCAATCTTCTCGCCAAAATCTGCGATCTTGCTCGGTGGCTCGGTTTTACCAGCGGCAACGGGCTTGGTTGTATTTCCCTCCCTCACCCAGCGTTTGAACTCCTCCACCGGCATAGTCTTGATCGCGCCTAGCCCCTTCCATCCCTTTTCATAGTTGGCCAGGTATCCGGCCCGGGCCGCCTGCTCGTCGGCAAACCCCATCATCACCTTGTGCTCGTCAAATTTGCCTGTCTTAGGGTCCACCTGATCCACCACAAAGACCGTCTCGCTATCCGGCCGGTCACCGATGAACACATCAACGTGATCGCCGTCGGCGCCAAGGGTGCGCTTGATATAGCCGTAGTCGTGGGCCATGGTCGATTGCCACTGCTTGCCATCCTTGTCGGTGCCGGAGCGAATAGATCCCTTAATGTTCTCGAGAGCAATATCCAGACCTTGCAACTTGAGGTGGCCCTTCTTGTAGTTCCCCGCCTCCTTCTGTGCCTCCGTCGGCTCTAGCGCCACCTCAACCCGGGCGGCTGCGATCCTTTGTGCAGGCTCACTTGCAACAGGTGCGGCTAGCTCACGCACCTTGGCCACAGACGGCTTGGCCACCAACATGCCATCTCGCCGGGGGATCGCCTTAACCCCGTTATCCTTGGCCCACTGCTTGATAGCCGCAACCTCCCCCTTCAACGTCAGGGTCCCGTCAGGGTTATCGACCATCTCTGTCCAGGGCGTCGAAATCGTAGGCCCAGAAACAGCAACCCCGGCATCAGTGGCCGGGGCTGTCAGTGTTGGATCATTCTGCTGCGGTCCATCTGGTGCAGGTAAAGCAGAAGCGAGATCTGTCGGATCTCCGGTTCCAGCTCGATCGGCGAGTCCGGTAGTGGCTGGTTCAGCGCCTGCTGCAGCTGGTTCGCCTGCGCCAAGCTGATCACCTTGTCGTTCACTGCCGATTGCAGGTACTGGGGTAACGGACTCATTGCTCACCTCTGCTTGTGGTTGGTTGCTGGGGATCACCTCGCGGTAGCCGGTATCGATAGCTGACGCAAGTACCTTGGGCTTGACGGCCTCAGCTTGGACCGGCGCTGTAATCGCCTCTCTGCTGATGCTTTTAGCCGGAAGATCAAATGGTTGACTTAAATCGGCGACATTGGTGTCGTCGAGTTGCACATCAATAATGGCCTTGGCCTGCTCCACCTCTGCAATCTCTGCCACCCCAAAACCGCCGCCATTAAGGGGGACTGGGGTCTCCTTGCCCTTGCGGCTGGCCATCACCGCCTCTTTCTCGCTGACGAATGGCTTGCCTTTGCGGGTGATGCGCAGAGTCTTGAGCGGGCCGAAGATGGAATCAGTCTCGCCACCGGCCTGCTCGATGGCACGCGCCACCGGGCTACGCGGATCACGAGTGGATTGCTCGCCCATGGCGGTATCCACCTGATCACGGGAAAGACGCGGCTTAGCGTACTCAGCGTTATCAGCGGGGCTGGCGCCTGGGCCATCTGCAAATATGGTGTCTGATTGTGGGATACCTATCGCTGCAGCATGTTGCACGTCCCCCTTGACTGGTTCATCTGGATTTCTACGTTGATCTTTCCCATAAACCACATCACGGAATGGCAACTCACTGCCGACCTCGCGGGCCTCCCCCTCGATCGTAGCGCCAGGCAGATGACCAGAAACCGAAGGCTTGATCGACTCAACCGGCAACATATCTCCCTCTTGCCCATTTTGCCAACGGGTACGCTGAGCTCCACGGTACTGCGGGCCAGTCCCTGCTTGCTTGTCGTCGAAGTGTCCTTCCGGCACAACATCGCGTACGGCATTGGCATCACCGGCAAAGATCACGTCCTTAAGCGGCAGTGCAGGGCGCTGACTCTCGGTGGCCACCTGCAGCGCACTTTTATTGCCAGCAAACGGATCTATCCCCAGCTCGCCCCCTTGAGCTTGCTCATAGAAGCTCTTGCCCTGAGGCCCAGCTTGAATTTGAGCGGTCACTAACTCTTGTACTGATGGGCCAAACTCTCCGGCCAAGGCCCGCTGTATCTCACTGTCCTCGGCAATCCCCTTGAACCGCTCGGCAGTATCGTCCTGTCGTAGGTATGCAGGCACGTCCCTCATTTCGTCGAACTGGCTTGGGCTGGGGCCGAGTGGGTTTTGCTCGCTGTTTGCCTGCAGCGGATCAGCCAGACCATCCACGGCGGTGGCCAGATCAGGCTGCACAGTCTGCGCTTGCTCAGTAGCCAGTTGCTGATCTACTCCAGGCGTGGGATCCGCCAAGGGGGTTGCCTCCTCCATCACCGGCGTAGCAGGCTCGATGAGTGGGTCAGCCGAGACCTCTTCTTCTTGGTTGGCATGCTTGCCGCCCCGCAAACCGCCGACAGCGCCCACAGCCCCGCCGGTACCCATACCGATAAGGCCACCTTCCAACGCGCTCGATGTCACGCCTTTCATCGGGTCGATGTCGGCAGCAGCCACCTCGTTCAGTGCCTCATTCACTGCATATTGCTGCACACCCTCTTCGAGAGTTTCACCAACACCTTCACCCACCGCCCCCTTGGCCGCGCCCTTCAACATGCCGCCAGCTGCAGCCTTGCCTGCCAACATCTTGAACAACATGGCGTCACCCATCATGGACCCCATGGCTGCCGCCCCCCAGGTCTTGGCATCGCTCATGGTCGCGCGACTAGCCATATTGGCGGTTTCTTCCCTGGCCAGTGCCAATTTCTCATCGTCTGTGAGGTGAAGGGTTTGCTGATCTTGGTCGATACGGGTGAATGCTTGGCGGAACGTGTCACTCGCTGCCAGCTCGTCATAGCTCATGCCAAGCACTGACTCTTTGGCATTTACCCCGGCACTGCCTACAGAACCAGTCGCACCGGTTGTGACGGCGGCGCCAGTGGCAAGCTTGGAGACGGTCTTGGCGGCCACTGCCTCTGCCACCTGCTGTGTTGCGCCACGCTTGATCATGGATGCTGTCACGGCACGGCCCAGGGTTGCCTTGGCAGCGACCCCAGTCACGCCGCCGGCAAGCAGGGTTGGCACCAAGGAACCGACCCCTTGTGCCATCTTCATGGCCCAGACATCGATATCACCCGCACCGTCCCCCATGGTCAAACGACCTTCCGGTGTTTCATCAACAAGCCGGCGGTTCATGGCCTCTTTTGCATCAGAGCTCATGCCTTCGGTCAGGGACTCGGCGCCAGACTTGGCCAGATCACCGGCCCCGGCAACGAAGTCCAGCACCGGGCTGAGCTTGCTGGCCATGTTTGCTCGGGCTTGCTCCAGGTAGTCGCCCCCCTGCTTGCCGGCATTCTCTTTGCCGAAGGCACTGGCTTGACCGGCAAGCTCACCGATCCCCCCAACCAGATCCAGCGCGCCAGCACCGACGCCGCGAGCAAGATCGCCGAGCCCCACATCAAGATTGCGAGCCGGGGCAGCAGTGGAGAGGGACGAGGCGGAAGATACGGCAGACAGACTGCTATCAAGGTCGCCCCAAAATTGGTCGTTACGGGTGTCGGATTGTTGCGGCTGTGGCAGGGCGTCACGCAGTCCAGGCTTATCCATGGTGTCCTCGGCTTTCGGGCAAAAGAAAAGCCCCGAACGGCGAACCGTTCAGGGCTTGAATTGGGGAGTGCTGGCCAATAAACACACTGGCCGACTATGGGGAGATGCTAACGCTGGGAGTGGGTAAAGGCAACTACTGGCGGGCCTGCGCCAGGCTCATTGCCTGATAGGCATTGGTTTCAGTATCACGCAGCCGATTGGCCGTGACAGTGGCCTGATCCGCCTGCTTCTTCTTGGTCGCCTGCTGGCGCCACATCTCAAAAGCGGTGTTCATTCTGGTGGGATTCTCAAGCAGGCCATTGAGCTTGCCATGTTGGTTTGCCTCTTTGATGAACTGCAGTCGGTCAGGATCACCACCACTCCACTCTTTGATGGGGGCTCCGGTCGCCGGCTCTTCACGCTTACTGGTCATGCCATACGTATCAGCTGCGGCGGCTTTGCTCGATTCAAGCTGGGCGTCCAGCGCCTCCAGCTGGATATCTTTGTCTTCCGCATTACTGGAAGAGATCCGCGCCCGGTTCTGGCCGTGCTGCTTCTCAAGGTCGGTCACCGCCCTCTTGTATCCTGCCTGGTCTGGGCCAGCGGTCAGGCCAAGTGACGTGCGCAACTGATCAGCATTACCAACCATGTGCTTTGCCAAGGCCGCACGCTGATAAGCCGGTTTCAAGAAGTCATTGATGGCTATCACCTTGGGGTGATCGTCAGGGGATGAGGTGCGATTTCCAGTAACGGGGCGAACATCGGTGCTGCCGTCGTCATATGTAACCGTGACCCCCAGCACAACACCGCGCCCATCTGGGCTCACCATGATATTGCTCAGTTCTTTGCCAGTGATGGTCTTACCGCTCTCCGGGTCGATATCCCCCACACCTTTGGATACTTCGTCCCGATAGATAGTGCCCGCAGCCCTGATGAACTTCGGATCATTGATGAGTGCATGCCCTTCTGGGGTTGAGGGATCCAGCTTGCCATCCTGAGCTTGACGCACCAGGTTACCGGCATAGGTAACAAAGGTCTTGCCCGCCTCTGCATATTCTGGCTCGAGGTACCGCTCCGGATTGAATGAGCCCGCCCGCTTGTCTCGCACGATAGACCAGAACTGCTGCCCAGGGTCCTTTCCTTCTGAAACCGCCTGCCAACCAGATTGGATGATCGGCATGTTTTCCTGTTGGAATAGCTGCTTGTCTCGCTGCTCAGTCTGCCACTGATATTCCTGCTGTTGGCGTGCCTCGCCGGCAGAAGCCCGGCGTTCAGCCGCATTTGCCCGAGCTTCAGCCGACTTTGCTTGCCGCTCATTAAGCGCGAACTCTTTCTCGTAACGGGCATCCCCAAGACCATCCCGCTCTTTGGCATAATCAACGCTCTCTTGATACCGCTGATCCGCAACCTTCTGGCGGTCCTGTTCGTTCTGCCACTGGGCATCGCGCAGGCTCATTGACTTGTCCATGCGCTCGTCGTCTTTCTGGCCACGCTGATACCGGTCCATCGTATTGAAACCAGCCAGGAACCCTTCTGCCAACCCTGAAACACCCATCTACTCCCCCTTAAAATAGACTGTCTGCCAGAAAACCCACGCCTGCCCCAATCGCAGTGCCAATGCCAGGCATCACCATAGTGCCAACTGCTGCGCCAGTCCCGACGGCGCTCATGGTCTGGGCCTTACGAGCAGATTTGAGGCTCTTATTAGCAGCCTCCATCTCTCCTTCCCGATTGGCTGCATCTCGCAGGCCAGCCATGCCCTGCTGGCGCGTTTGAGCACCAATATCCAGAATCCCGTATCCCATCAGGCCTTACCTCCTGTCTTGATTGCTTCACGCAACCCCGCATCAGCACCGGTCAGAATGCCTATCTGGCGTGACTGCTCTTGCTCACGCAACCCATTCTCGGTCCCTGCAGTCATCAGGGACATACGCAAACCCTGGCTGTTATCGTTGGCGTTCTGACTCGTTGCCACCCCCATTCGAGCCATTCGGTTATCGGTGGCTTGCTTGGCTGCAGCAAGGGAGTGCTGGTTGTTCTGGTCCACCCGGCCAAGCTGATCCCGTAACAATTGACCATTGGTGGCCAACCCCATCAGCTCTTGCTGTTTCGGGTAGAAACGAGTCTTCCAGTCCTGATACTGCTCCCGGGTGATTTTTGCGTACGTATCTGCGGCATATCCCATGACTTACCCCTTAATAACCTTTGTTCTGCAGCACAGATGCCGTGGGGCTGATCTTCTTGCTATCAGCGGCAACGGGGGCCTTCATCTGCCCAAGGCCATATGCAGTAGCACCGCCGGCCAAGGTACCAACCAAGCCCGCTGTCGCCTGCTTATCTTGAAAGGATGTCTGGGCATCATTGGTGGCCTTGCGAAGGCTGGTGCTTGCCACATCCCCCATTCCCGCGAGAGATTCCGCCTTCTGGCCGGCACCAATGCTCACCACATCCTTGAGGCCAGCCACGTACTTGTCTTGTTGACTGGACTGGGCCCGGTTGGTGGTGTCGGTTTGGCTCAGTGCCTGATCAGTTTCCAGAGCGCCCATTGCCTCCTGGTACTTGCCGCTGGTCGGGTCCACCCCGCCCGCAGCAAGGCTGCCAGCCAACCCAACGCGAGCCTCACCAAAGGCCTGTGCAGTACCCAGTGCAGCAGTCCCAGACAACTTGTCGTATTCCCGCTCGTTGTTGAGGTCACCCACCTTGTCCATGAAGATGTCCTCATACTTCTGCAGGTCGCTTTTGTAGAGGTCCCACTGCTCCATGGCCACTCCAGCAGCAGCCTTCTGGGCTTCAGTCTCCTTGATCTCGTTTGAACCGCCCTTACCCATCACCCCACCTCACAGGTTGATCTGAAATACATGCAGGCCGTCAGCATCGTCTGGCTGACGTACCCATCCCATTCTTGGCGCTACCCTGAGCCACCCTTTGCGTACCGAGTGAAACCGCAGCCAGCGAGCACCAATGAGGCGCGCCAACCGCTTAACTTCTGGCAAGTGCCGATCCGGCGCCCCGCCATCACCCCATCCGACCCATACAAGAACACCGGTAATGCCCCGCTCCACTACTGGTTTCAGAACAAAACCATCTGCGCCGCGTACAAACAAAAACGCCACCCGGTTACGGATGGCGTCTTGCAGTTCGGCGGATAGATTAGGGTTGCCGGTGTCGCTGGCGATGCGGTGAAAATAACGCGACATGAATATCTTACGCCTTTGCCACAACAAGCAGGCAGGATGCAGAGGCCATCCCATCTCCTTTCTGAACTATGATTCTGGTGGTTGGCGCTGAGCTCCCTGGTACCATTAGAGAAAAAGACCCTGTAGTTGGTACTGGCGCCGTGCCACCAGTTGGCATTGAATGTGAACTAACACTGATGGTGTGCCTAACAACTTCATCTACGACAATTTTAACTGTGCAACTGTATAGCCCGCTACTGGCTGTAATCATATAGCTCATTGTTTTATTAAACCCCTCTGCTGGAATGCCAACTGCACCACCGCTTGAAAGGTCAAACACACGAACTACATCACCGACAATTTTCTTGGCATAAACAGTGCCCTTTACAATGCAATCTTCCTCAATAGTCATGTTCCTGAGGTAACCACCCTCAGCATTAAGCCTATTGGTGTAAATACTGCCATCGCTGTAGATGATTGAGTGCCAGCCCCATCCCCAACCTCCATATGGCCCGCCTTTACCAAAGCCGGCGGCCCCGCCAGCCATGAAGGCGTTTCCCATGTCGATCTGGCCACCGTTGATCAGCGGGGTGGTGATGCTCACCCCGGCCTTGATGTAGTCGGCGGTGATCTTCTCTGACTGGATAATCTGGATGGTAGCCTTGCGGATGATGGCTTCGGCGATCACCGTCTGCCCATTATCGATGGCGAACAGTGGCGCCATGGGTGTTGAGCTATTGGGATTAAACACGAACACCTGGCTCGCGGAGAGTGCGACTTGGCTGGTGCCGTCCGACTTGGCAATCAGGCCAATCCCGGCTGTGATTTGCCCGGCAGTGGCTTTTGCCGTCCACATTGCCTGGGCACCGCTCTGCAGGTCGGCAATGGCCTGGCTCTGGGTCTGAACGGCAGCGGCGTTTGCCGCAATGCGCGGGTCATCGGTAGCCACCCACGCAGTCCCGCTGTAACGATATGGCCGGTTGTTGTTGGCAGTATCAAACCACAGGTCACCCGTACCCATGCCAGTACCTGGTGCAGTGGCTTGGAAGAATGTCTTGTTCTTACTGCCGGCGACGGCGGAAACCGTGTTTATCTGGCTGGCCAGCGACTGTACTGCGTTGGCCCGAGCAGTGGACTCCTCTGTAATCTGAGCGGTCAGACGCTCATCTTCCCCTTGATAGTCGGCAGTAATCTGCTGGATCTGGGTGGCCAGCGATGCATCTGCATCAGCGCTGGTCTTTGCCACCTCGGAGATATTGGCACTAAATGTTTTGTCGGCTGCCTTGAACTCTGCTTCAACCGTGCCGACCCGCTGAGCCAATGCGCCTGTTTCCGTGGCGCGCACGGTCTGTTCGTTGATGATTTGGCCGCGCAAATCAGCTGACTCAGCCTGAAACTCTGCATCAAGCTGCTCAAGGGTGGTAGCCATTGCCTGCTGCTGGTCGCTAATCACCTTCTGCTCACGCCGGATCTTGCCGGTCGCCTTGCGCTGGCGGTCACTCTCTTCGGCGCCTGCCAGCGTGGCGCCGATAGCGGCATCACCGGTCAGATCCACACTAGCACTGATGTTTTCAAATTTGCTGGCGAGCGATTGTCCATCGCCTGATACGGCCTGCTTCAACTCACTGATGGCAGCTGCATTGCCATTCATGGCCACTTCCATGGCGCTCATCTTCTGCGCCAGTGCTTGCGTGTCGGTGGCTACGCTCTGAGCCAGCTCTGTGATGGAGCTCTTGATGGTCTGGTCTGCCAGTTGCAGCTCACTCTTGAGTTGCTCGATGCGCTCGGCAGTAGCAGAGTTTGCGGTAGTGTTAGCACTGATCTGCTGCTCGGCAATGGTAAGGCGCTGGCCTTGTGCGTCCATTTCCGTTTTAGCCGCCTTCTGCGTCAAGGCCCCCTTTACAACATCCAGTTCCTGCCCAACTTGCGTCACCTGTGACCCGACAGCGGTAACCTCAGACTTTGTAGCTGTCTGGGTCAGCTTTCCATTAATGCCGTCTATCTGCTGCTCAATGGAGGTGATCTTCTCCAGATCTCCACTAATCTCAGCTCTGGTAACACAGGTCTTGACGATGGCCTCGACAGCATCAAGGTGCTGGCTGACTTGGGTGATTTGCGCGCCGAGCTCTGATCTGACGGCGTTGACCGCCTCCATGGTGATCTCGCCGGTGCTCGGATTAACCGAGAACACCGCATTACGGAAGTCCTCAAAATCGGTCTGGTAGCCGTTGATCAGCTGGCGCAGTTGCTCCTGAATCAGCGTGACATTGATGTAGTTGTCACCCAGCTGACCCTGAGCATGGTTTAGGAGATCATTTATCTGCTTCTCTCTGGCATCCAGCGCAGCAAGATTGGCCTTGGTTTCGTTGACAATGACTGACAGTTGCGGCACATCGAGAATGGGCTTGAGCAGTTCCTGCGCAAGGTGGCTGCTTTCAATCTTCCCCTGCAATTCGTCAAGAATATCCTGCACATCCCGGCTGGTTTCAGCCACAACGCCATGCTCACCCTGGAACGGGCCGCTGTCGTCTTTGCCATTGACGAACCTGACCCAGTAGTAAAACTTGGCCCCTTTGCCGATGGCGTCAGAGAACATATTGGCGATAGTAGTGCCGACCAACATCGCGGCGGGTAGACTGTCCGTCTCCGCCCGCCACACCTCGGCGTGGGAATGCCCACGGTAAGTAGGCCCGTCCCAATCAACCAGCACGGTATGAAACGCACCGCTGGCCTGCACGTTTACCGGTGCATGTGGCTTGTCGTAGATGCCAACAGGAAAGAGATCCGGGTTCTTACCCGGCACATAGATACCGCCAGCACCAGGGCGCAACGTGGCCAACCCTAGAGCATTCAGCTCGCGAAAGGTGACGGCCTTATCCAGCTTGTCGCCACGTTGCCCAGTTAGCAGCTCAACGTTTTCAAAAGTTGCGGCCTGATCCCGCCCTGCTCGATATGCCGGTTTTGCCATTACATCAACTCCGCCATTGAGCCCGCCAGGGTAATGCGCTTCACCACAGAGGTTCCATATACCTCCACCTGCCACCACCGACCTCGCACCGGGGGCAACCTGAACGTGCCCGATGCCAAGTTGCCTGGCGGCAGATCCATCACCTGCTCACCATCCACGAGCAGCTTGATTCCAACCAGGTGGATCTCGTCTGCAAGCACCCGGCAACAGCCAAGCTGCGTGCTATCAGGCATCATAAACAGCTTGGAACGCCAGACAAGCTGGCCATTGCCAGCCTGTCCACCGCGCCATATCTGCAAGGCCATCCCCTTTGCCACAAATAGACGATCGCTCTCCATATCAGAGACGGCTGCATCCCAGCGGTTGGTAAGCTCGCGCAAATCCCCACTCTTGGGATCAAAGACTAAGGCATGGGTATCGGTCATCGCCACATACTTGCCTTCGTGATGCCATGCGCGCAGGGTCTCAGGCTTCATGGCCTGCCACTGCTTGCGAGTGATGATCTGCTCTGTCACCACTTGCCCACCGCTGGCGCCGATCCCGACCAGCCCATCTGGCGAGGCGTAGAGCACCACGCCATCCATCGCCACCATGGAGCGGGAGCTAATGCACGCCTGTGGCAGTTGGCTCAACTTCTGGTTGGTCACCGAAGCAGGGCTGACACCTTGTGCAAGATAGGGGTACCCCTTGGTACCAATCACCAGCGTGGTATCGATAGCGGCGATTGCCACAATGTCGTGCTCGGTAGTGAGCCGGTACTTCTCCGGCCAGGCATATGGCAGATACGGCTCGCACAGATAGAGTGAGTTGCCAGCAAAGCCAGCACACATGCCGTTTGCCATCTGGCACAGGCCGCGCATGGCAGCCGGTGGCGGGGTATAACCGTAGGTTTCCAGCACAGGCCCAAGTTCACCATCAGCGCGATTGTCCACAAACGAGGCTTGCGCGATGGGTAGCTCAGCAACCAACAGGTAATCAGCCAGCCCGCCACCTGAAACGGAGCGGTATACCCGGCGCTTGGTGATGTTGTTGTCCTGCGACTGAGGCGGGGTAAGAGCCAGCGTCACGGTAGAGTTCGGAATGGTGATACTGACCTTGCCACTTGCTGGCCCGGGGGGGCCCTCCTCGCCCATTGCGGTCACGTAGGTGTCAACGTAGTAGCGAGTTTCGTCGTCGGTGGCATCGTCATCCTTGCTACCTGATGGCGGAATGATCGCCCCAATGCCAACAGGAAGGCCTGGAGCCGGAACCCCAAGGCGGTACCACGCCGTCGGCTTATTGGCGCCACCAGTGGCGACCTGGTAGTGAGTGACTTTCGGATACTCGCCGTCGGTGTAGTAAACACGCCCATAGGCATCTTGTGCGACTGGGGAGTTGATCGCCTCCACCACTTTGTTCCATGCAAACCAGCTCTGACCATATTTGAACAGCGTTTTCGGAGTGATTGGCAATGTAACGCCAGCGCTGACATCTTCCTCAAGCGGCGAGATAACGCCGTGGTCAAAGTGGCAATCTCTGGCGACCACAGCCACTTCATCAGGCAAAAGGTGAGGCTCCACGCGCGGAGTAATACCTCGCATGGTGACGATATCGATGGCTGACATGGGGGATCTCGACAGGCAGAAAACAAAAAGGCCCACTCAGAATAGAGCGGGCCATAATGGGTAAATCCTAACGCCAGAGGCGGCGATAGGCAAGGTTCACTTAATTGGTTACAGACTCCGATGCCCAGACATACTGGGGCGATTCCACTGTGACAGCCACTGGCGCCAGAGCAGCGACAAGATCGGCAGCAGTGGTACGCACATTGGCGTGATAGCCGGGCACCGGGGCGCGCACTTCCAATTCAATGCCATCGACAATCTGCACCTCGCCGGTTGGGCGAGTCACCATGCCGGGCGGTAGCAGCAGCAACGAGGCTGTGGGGTGGTAGAGGGTTCCTGTTTCACTATCTTTGATAAAGCCAGCGGTCAGTAGACCATTGAACATGGCGGCCTTGTCTGGCGCCTTTAAGTTAAGGTCAGTGAAGTCTGTCATCTGATGGCCTTTAGTTGAGCAACGGTGAAAAACTTGTGCCACATCTTGAAGTCTCGAACACTGCCAAACCCTGTACGACTGTTTGTACCCGCTCGACACAAGAGCCCGATATTTCCTGCCGAACGGGCAACCCCTTTAGGCACGACGATTGTGGTGGTCAAGATGTTGTCGCCGACACGCAGGGATACCTCCCCGGTGGATCCATTAAAAGACAGTGCCACTATCTGCTCTTTCTTCATGTCCGGAGCTATGCCAGTAAGCCACTGGCTGCCAAAGATTCGCGTATCAATTTGACCGGCGGAAGTAATAAATACGCCGATATTTGGAGTGACATCTATGGCGTCAATCAGAGATGTCGTCTCAGCTGGTCGCATGTTCACGTTAATGACAGCGCTCATCGTCATCTGCATGTCAGATAGAGGCACACCATTTCCAGCATAGGGCAGCAGTATCGCGTCCCCCGCTCGAGCCACAGCCGAGCCGCTTGTCGTAATATACGAGCTGGCGGAAGAACTTTCCTCGACTTGCAAACCAGTGAAATAAAGCGGAATGTTTAAATATTCCCCCTGATTAATTGAAAACAGCAACCCGCCGGCCGAGGCGTAATCGCTTGGAAGAGTGAATGTTACAGACGCGCGTGTCCACTTATCACCCGTTACGATAATGGGCGCAGGAGAGAACCCGTTTGGTTGTAAGCGGAACTGCATAGACGCGCCAACATCAGTTCGGCACCAACATGAAACAGTGTAAGTTTTCCCAGCAGCAAAGACTCCGGTTTGCAAGGTGATCGTATTCCCAGGAGCATTGGCGATCTGTACCGCACGAATGACCCTTGTTTTGTTGATTATGGAAGTAAACGAAGCAATACCCTCATCCGTGACTACGGTTGTGGTCACAGCGGCAGCGGACGGTGCAACAATTGCATCACTAACTTTGAACAGGTTCGTGCTCTGCCACTCATTCAGCAAACCTTCTTTCTCGAACCTAGGTTCGTTCGCGGCAGCGGTTTTCAACACGCCATCTTTTCCGATATAGGTTGCCGTGGTGCTGCGGGAGAAATTCACCATCCGCGCCACCACATCCGATCCAACCAGCACATCACGACCATAGCCAGTGGTGAGGCGCAAGCTGTCGCTGAGCGGGGCCCATACATCCGGCAGCGGCAGGGCTGCCGCAGATACCGCATTGCTTGCAGATGCCGCGCTCGTTGCTGCTGCTGCCGCCTCAGACTTGGCGCGATCGGCCTCGGTCTTGGCCTGCGCCACTACGCCAGACCCGGCATTCATGATCTTTTCCCAGCTCGGCACGGTGAGCTTTGTGCCATCAGGCGCAGTTAGCGTCACATCTCCGGTCCCAGTGAGCAGCTGCTGCCAGCCGTCCATCTGCAGCTGGTGATAGGCGACAAATGCAGAAAGCTCACGGCTAAATCCCGGGGTGGTGCCAGTGCGGGCAATGTCGATGGCATAGGCCATCCCAGACGCCGTTGCACTGGTATAGGCAGTGACAAGATAGAGAACGGTATCGCTCTCTACATAGTCGAGCTCATACGGCTTCCCATCTGGCCCCCAGACAAGGTGCCCCTTGTCCGGCTTGGAAACCCCACTCTTCCATGTAGTCCCTGTGCCAACCACCTTTTTGCTGGCATTGGTGACAGCCACCGTGCCAGCCCGATACCAAAGACCCGCCATCTGCGCCCCCTTACTGGCCCGTTACTCGGCCAAAACTGGCCTGCTGGCGCGCTTCCATCCCGGCATCTGCCTGAGTTTTCTCGCCCAGTTGCTGCAGGAAGGCGTTGTAGTGACCTGCGGCCCTGTTGGAGTTGGCAGAATACTCGGCATCCTTGGAGAAACAGCGGTAGAGCATGAAGTCGATAAGCGGGTTGATATAGATGTCATCCAGGTCAGCCAGCGCTGGGTCCTGAGCACTTTCTACATCAGTCAGTTGCTTGGACTGAGGTGCCACCGAGTAGATCACATCCACTTTGACCTCTGCAGCCGGCCCTGGGTGCAAATAGAATGTCTTGGGGTCGCGATCCTCATAGGTGTAGTTATCCACGGCTGCGGCGGTCTTGCCTGAGTGCCACTCCGGATAGCTGTCATCGAGCGCCTTGCGTGGCACGAAGCGAACTACCTTGCCATTGGCGTTACGCAACACCTCTATGAGGCGCAGGGCATCAGGTGGCAGCGTCTGTTTGGTGCCTGCGGCACACGAATACTCGACATTCTTGGTATGGGCATCAGGGCGCACCAGCACGATCGCCTTGGTGGCATCGTTGTAGTAGTCGAGCAGTTCCTGCTTGGGCCAGCGAGTAAAGGTGGGGTCAACAAGCAGGGTATTGACCCGTTTGATGATGGTTGCAACGGTCACGGTAGCCATGTCGATTCCTTAGAAGAAGTTGTGTTTGCGAGGTGGGTTGTAGAACTCGACCTGAGTCGGGGCGCTGTGCTGCTTGCGGAAGCGGCCAGCACGGCGCCACCCTTCAACAAACTCGGCGCGGTGGTAACCCGCACGCTTGGGGTCAGACCAAGGGCGGTCTGGCTGGGCATAGAGCAGCGCGGCCACGCCATGGGCAATGGCCTCGGCATGATCGGTGTAGAGCTGAGCCGGCAGCGTCTTGCTCCCCTTGAGCGGGGCGGCTACATACCAGACACGCACATTGTCCAGGTCGGTAAGGATGCTCAGCTCGTTGGCAGACATGGCGAAGTAATCGCGCCCACTCGCTAGCGGCACACCATCCTCTCCAGTGAGGTGGAGCACATTACAGGAGGTAACACCTTCGACATTGCACACCACCTCAAGACTGCCAGCTGGTGCGTCTGACAGCAGGCGATCCAGGGTGATGAGCTCTGACTCGCGGCAGAAGGTAATGGCCGCCTCAGTGACGGCCTCCTCCAGCATGATTTCCAGCGGGCCAGTGATGTGCATCCTGACGGTTGGCAGGAACTGCTCACGCGGCACCATCTGCATATCAGCCCTCCTGCTCTGCCAGCTTGGCCTTCATGGCATCACGCACGCGCACACGGAAATCGCCGACCTTCTCTTGCGGGCCTTGCGGATCAAGGCGCAGGTCCTCGCCTTCCACCAGGGTGGCCAGCTGCGCAGAGGTCAGCTTGGCCAAGTCGCGGTCCCCGACAACCATGCTCTGCTCTTCAGCCAGGCGCGCTTCTTCTGCAGCCAGGCGCTCAGCCTCTTCAATCGCAGCCTGTTCCAGCGCTTCCTGTTGAGCCTTTACATCACCCAGCTCTTCGGAACGGCGCCACACAGAGGGGAATTCCAGTAGTTGCATGGCAATGTGGCTCTCCACATCAACCGCAGTGTGACGCGGGAACACCAGGCGGCTGCCGGTGACGGTGTCTTTCTTGCTCGGCTTGTTGCCGATGTAAACCACAGCAATCTTGTCGCTCACGGTTATCTCTCCAATCCAGAAATAGAAACGCCCAGCACGGGGCCGGGCGCATAGTGATGGGTGGCCTTAGAGGTTGCCGATCACTTCGTAATGCAGTTTGAGCTTGGCGGTGCCTGTTGCCGTGCCGCCGCCAACGGTGAGACTGATCTCCTGATCCGCCTCGGTCATCAGGTCATCGACCGGGATGTACTTGGCCACCGCCGTCGCCGTGCTCTCGGCATTGATGATGGTGGTAGTACCGATCTTGGCGGTGATTGTGGTGCTGGCCCCGAGCGCACCAGTCAAGAGGGTGACCCCCACCACTTTCAGGTTGGGCTCCACCTTGTCGCCGAACGCGACGACATCGCCAGCGGGCACCGCAGCCAGTTTGGCTACCAGGGTCGGGGAGATAGAGAGGTTGCCGAACGCGCCGACAAACCAGCGGTAAGCTCGGGCGATCAGGGTAGTTTTGGCCATGATATGGCTCCTTGTCTGGTCAGATATCAAAAGGAGGGGGAGAACCCCCTCGCTTGGGTTGGTGGCTTAGCGGCCGATGGCACTCACCGCGGTATCCAGCACCATGGCGCCGTGATCCTGGATATTGCCGTTGCGCTGCTTAAAGCGGATCTTCTGCAGACCGGACACCCAGTTGATGGACATCTCAGTCGCATTACCGTGGTCGGTTTTCTCTTCGTGCATACCGAAGGAGCCGCCCTGCTCACCGGAGCCGAAGGCGTTGGCCAGCGCCTGGCCGCCCAGCAGCACGGCGCGGTCAATCAGGGTGCTGGCAACCTTGTCCACTTCGGCACCGGTAGTGGAGTTGGTCGCGCAAACCTTGACGGTGCTGCCCTGGTTGAATCGGATCGGCATGCCCTTGTATTGCTTGACCAGAATTCCCCGCCACATAGCACCTTCGCCACGGAAGATGGGGTGGTTCCAGCCTTTGGCTCGTTCTGCCACGGCGGCCAGCATGGCATTCCAGTCTTTACCGGAACTGGAGGTATAGAAGTCATGCCATTGACGGGGGGTAACGTAGAGCACAAAGAGCGGCTCACCACCGGACGGGTCGGCCACCATGCGGATCGGCTGGATGGGGTTGGCCATCTCGGACAGATAGAGCGCCATGTTGTCCACGCAGCCGAGGTTGAAGCGATCTGCCGCGTCGATGGCTTCGAAGGTGGTTGCGTCACCGCCGAAGAAGTGGCGCTCGTAGGTCGGCGCGGTCAGCGGGTTGATCATGATGTCGGCAAACTCAGCATCATCCGCCAGCGGCAGAATGATATCGGTGGCCGCGTAGTCGCCGCGTGCGCCAGCCAATTGAGCAAATCCGCGCTGGTCAACCAGACGGCCGTAGTAGCCATCCGCCAGCAGTACACGGGCGGTCTTGATCAGGTCGTGCTTGGTGCGCTTCTGGCTCATCTTGCCGCCAGCATCTACACCATGCCGGGTCTGGTTGATCTTGAGCGAGAAGTCGGCGAAGGACATGCTTTCGAGGCGCCCGGTCAGCTTCTTGTCGCCCATGGTCGGGCGGCCAGACAGTTGGTGGAACAGCTGCATATCTACTTCGTCGCCTGCCCCTTTGCCGAGATCGGTGATACGAACGACGGGAGCGCCAGCACTGGTCTGCTTGCCGCCGCTGACCTTGGCCCCTTTGGGAGCCTCTTCGGTCAGCATGTTCACCAGCGAGTGGGAACGGTTGGCGGACGTAAACAGTGCCGCCTGTAAAATCTTGTTGGCTTGCGCCGAGGTGACTTGGGTCATGGTCCTCTCCTACATGAAAACAAAAACCCCGACACAGTGGTCGGGGTTGGCTTGTATAGATGGGTTTTGGGTTAAAGCCCGGACTGTTCCAGCAGGGCGTCAATCTGGGCGTCGGTCATGCTGCCGAACTCCCCGACCAGCTCGGTCTGGGACATGGCGCCATAGCGCTCCACTCCGGTTGGTGCTGCATGATGGGTCTGGCCGAGAGCCGAAGGGCTGGACGGGATAAAGTCAGCGAGCTTCTCTGCTTCCTTGCTGGGTGCCTTGGCTGGCGATGGAGCAGTCTCCACGGCATCACCAAAGGCCAGCTTGGTGCGACGAGCAGCCTCTGCGAATCGCTCGTCCAGTGACTTGCCTTGCCACGCAGGATCAGCCTGGAGCTTTTCATCGACGATGATGGCGAAGTCGAAGCGGTCTTGGTCCTTGTCCCGCCAATCAACCAGGTCAGGTACCGCCTGCAGCGCGGCCTGCACCGGATTGGTGGCTGGTTGAACCGGTTGAGCTGCTGGCTGTTCCAGCCGATGGATCTTGTTGGCCATCGAGGTCAGGGCCTTACCGATCTCCGGATAGTCCTGAGCCAGCTGCTCTACTTCCTTCAGGTCGAGCTGGTCCGGGTCGGCATCAGGGTTAATCCCGTGCTTCTCCAGCAGCGCCTGAAGCTTGTCCCGTTCGGCCTGAGCCTGCTGAGACTGGCCAAGCTGCTCACGCAGTGCCTTGTTCTCATTGCGCGCCTGCTCCAGCACGTCATACGGGATGGTGTGTTGACCGCTCTTGGCCAGGATCACCTTTTCAGGCGCCTTGGCCGCTTCACCTTCCTGCTCGGCGCTGGCCTCTTCAGTACCGGCTGCTACTTCGACCGCCGACGGCGCGGCTTCTACGTCCGTTCTCTCTGTAGCAGTGTCATCACCCAGCTCGACATCGGGCGATTGCTCGATCTCCGCCAGCATGGCTTCCAGTTCGTCCAGGCTTTCAGTCCCGGTCAGGTTGTCGATGTTCGTGTCCATGGTTGTCCTCGTGGGTTTTCAGTGGGTGGTATCGCTGCCCAAGCGGGGGATGGTTCTCAGTGAAAGCTCTCCCCGGCTGGGGCTGGGCACAAAAAAGCCCGCACAAGGCGGGCCAGAGTCTGCTGTCTATTGCTAGGGATTCGTTGCACCACCGATCCGCTGCACCGGCATTTCAAGGTGGCACTTGAGCCGCCAGCCTTCCAACTTCCACAACTCGCCGCGAGCCTTGGACTCAGCATCACGGATAGCGTACTTGGCACCAAACTCCTCGTTGAAGTTGGCAGGGTCAGCGCAGGCGGTCATGCCGATTGCCAAGGTAAAGCCGTTTGCAGCGATGGCTGTGGCCACAGTGGTAGTAGTGCCGGGAATTACATGAGTGTGGTAGGTAACTCCCACCATCAAGGCGTCTATCTGCTCCGGCGTGATACGTGGCGCGGTCAGTTCCAACACCTCAATATCGCGCTCCATCTCGGCGTCAAACTGCTGGCTGTCTACCATGACGAACTCCAAATAAAAAACCCGGCGCAGTGGCCGGGTTCGGAAATTAAAAAGGCCCAATCTCGAGAGACTGGGCCATGTTGGGGAAATCCTAACGCTGGGCGGTGAGGAAAGCAACTATCAGAGCGTGATGGCGTCAATCTGCTGCTGAATGGTGCCAAGAAGCTGGGCCTGTATGGCCGCCTGCTCGCCCTGGATAGTCTGCTGCTCCGCCGCCAGCCGTTCCATCTCCTGCAACGTCTTGCCGGTCTGGGCCTGCTTGAGGGCATCCTCGAACCGGATAGAGTCGGTCAGCTTGGCGATGCGTTGAGCCTCCGCTTGCCACTTGGCGGCCTTGCCCTCCAACTCGGCCAACTTGGCCTGCATCTCGCGCATGGCCAGCTCCTGCTCCATCTGTTGCTGTTGAGCCTGCTGTTCGGCGGCGGCACGCTCCTCGTCGGTCATCTCCTCTGGGTCCTTCTGGATGTTCAAGGCATTGCGGATCCGCTCCACGAACTCAGCCTTGCGTGGCACATCCATCAACTCAACCAGCAGGTCAAAGCAGGCACCGGCGGCCTCTGGCGGTAGTTGCGACATGGCCTGGGTCATTCGCTCAGCCAGTTGCTGCTTGTAGGCGGCGGTCTGCTGGATCGGCGCCAGGGCGATGTGGGCGCGCAGGCGGGTCACGTCATTGGTGAGCTTACCGTCCTCCTGCTCCACGTTGATCACAACGGCCTTGCGGCGGCGCGGGTCATCCCTGTTCACCGTCACCTTGTGGTTGCGCTTGCTGGCCATGTCTTCCAGCAGATACGAGAGCGCCAGCTGACCCACTTGCTGACAGCCCATCCGATAGTTGTCGTTAATCTCAGAGAGTGTGGTGGCCCCCTGCTCTACCAGGTTGCTGATGGCCACACCAGATTGACCGGTGGTGCCCTGCCCCAAGAAGGCGGCATAAACCCCCATGGTGTCCTGGATCAGCTTCACAGAGTCCTGCATCACCTGGAACTGCTGGGCTGCGACGTTGAAATCCTGCTCCACCTTGAAAGCATCGCTCACGCTGGTCTTGTTCGCCCGGTCCGGGTTGAGCTCGATATAGCCATCGGGGCGCTCCACCTGCTCCAGCACCTGATCCCGGCTCATATTGGTGGCGTCCTTGTCCATGATGACGCGCTTGGCCTGCAGCAGGAAGGTGAGCTTGATGCGGCGCAGGTTCACTTCGTCCTGTGCCGGCATAGCGCGGGCAATCAGGCCATAGGGCTCGCCGGAGCGGTCCTTGCGGTATCCCCAGAACGGGACAAGCGGGTACATGTTGTGGGGAGCGGTGCAGGGGCGATCCACCAGATGATGGGGGCCCACGAACCAGGACTCGCGGATCACGGCCACCGGGCAGCGCTCCAGCTTGGCGCGTCCCATGGCTACAGCGGCCAGGTGCAGTTGATTGGTCTTGTCATACTCCAGCGCCCGGCCAGAGTCGAGCATCAGCACCTGGCGCATGGTGTAGGTGCGGTAGTAGACCACCTGCAGCAGCACCCGATCCCGCTCGCGGCTACACCACTCTATTTCCTTGCCGCTGAACTGGCTCCACTCGTCATAGGCGCTGACCAGGCTGGGATCCATCCCCTCGATGGCGGTCAGGCTTACCATCCCCTCCCAATCGTTGACGCCCCACTGCAGCGCCTGTGCCTTGCTCGGGAACATGGTCTTGGCCTCATCCAGATCGACCCAGCGGCGGCGCATCAGCCATCGACAGTCGCTCAGGTCTGGCTCCCTGCTGTGCCAGTCCCAATAGACCTCGTCGCGATGGACGTTGCTGAACTTGTAGCGCGGGCCGAACGGGTCATCGCGGCGGCATACCTCAACCCAGCCCACACCGGTTTTGATCTGGCCGCCATAAGCCTCGCCCCGGGCGCGGTCCAGTCCGCCCAAGCGGCACATGTCGGCGTATTCAGCATTGACGGCCTCGGCCAGCTGCTCAAGCTCGTCGTCGTGGTCATCGGCGATCACCATCAGGTCGGTACGGCTCTTGGCCTCCATCCCCAGCACGCCGTCGATAGTCGGGGCGATGAGATTATGGATAGTGATGGGCTGCCCGCGCTCATCGAGAGCCTTTTTCACCTCAGGTGGTAGCTGGTCGTTGTCGTAGTAAGCGCAAGCTCGATTGGCAAGGCTTCGCCAGTCAGGCTGGCCGTTGATATCGCTCATCAGTTTGAGCAGGCGTGAGGTATCGAGGCCGCCTTTCTCAGGGGCCTTGGGTTGGGCGTTGATCATCAGTTGGCCATCCAGTGCTTAGGTTTACGGGTGGTTTCGGATTTAACGATGCGGGCAGGCATGCGGGCTCGCATCTCTTGGGCGATCATGTAGCTCATCAACTGGTCGTCGTAACAACCGGTCTGGGCGTTCATGCTGCCGCTTTTGTCGTAGACGTAGGTGGTTGCTTCGTGAATTGTGCCTATCCAGCGGATCCCGGACTGGCCGGCACGCATCAGGTCTTTGAGGCCATCAACCACGATCGGCTTGGATTGCCGGGTAGTGAGCCAGCCAAGGCGCGGCGTCTCGTCGTCTCGGTCCCGGTCGATGTATTCCTGGGCATAGATGCGGCGCACTGGGTAGTGATCCCGCAGGGCCAGCAGCACGGCATGGCCGTGGTTATTTCGCTCTGGGCCAATGAAGGCTGGGCCATGCTCGGCGGTGCCGTACCACTTGCCCACATGGGCCAGCAGCTGGGCAAACAGCCCGGGATCCAGATGCCCAAACCAGTGGGCCACCTGACGGCCATCGCTCTTAGCCACAACATCAAAGGATGAACGGTCACCATGTTCCAGCCCCTCAGCCACGTCAGCGCCGACGGCGTAATCCTCGTCAGGGTCTGGTAGCTCCCAGACCAGCAACATGTTCTCGAGCGAGCGCTGGCCACGCTCGTCCAGTTGCTCTGGCTTGCGAGCTTTCTCTCGCCTGCCGGTAACCGGGTCCATGTCATAGACGATAAGCGGGGCCATGCAGTCGCCCTCAGCATCCATGGTGGAGATGGGGTCGAACACTCTGCGGCCAGATGTCAGGAAGGCCTCCAGCGGCGTACTGGGGAACTCCTGTTTCATCTCTGCGCCCTGGTTCGCCTCCTTGAGTACGTACCACTGGCGCTGCTCGTCGGTGATAGTGCAATCCATCGCCTTCTCGACGGCGGCGAAATACTCGGCCTGGGTCTTGCTCATCACCACGCCTGATGCGGGAACGTCGGCGTGATACTTGGGGTCTTGCCACCAGGCGAAGAAGTGAAACTTCCAGTCGAGCTGGCTCAGCTCACCAGAGGCTCGCGCCAGCTCCAGAGACTTCATGCTCATGCTGTGGAAGTCGCCGCCCACCCCTTCTGCTGTGCTCTCGATAAAGGCGATCGCCCCAGGGTGAATGGCGTTGAGGGTACCGGTGCGCACCTCTTTGGCTTTCTCCGGGTACTTGGCGCAAATCTTCCCATGCTCCGAGACGTGCAGGCGCTGGACGGTACCGGAGCGGAAGGAGGTGGCCACCTGAATGCTGGAGCCATGCCGGAACAGGATATGGCCGCCATTCGCCCCGCCGCGCCGGGTCACCACCTTGAACTGGGCCTTGAGCCAGCCAGGCAGGTTATCGAACGGTACTTCAATCTTGGTCCGGTATATCTCGCCGGCCGCCGTCAAATCCTGGGCGATGATCCCGCACTTGAGGTTGTTGTTGAACAGCGCCTCGTCCAGCAGGTAGATATCAATGGCCGTGGAGAACCCGAGCTGGCGCGCCTTGAGGATGATGTTCAGATACCACATGGTCCGGAACAGCAGCTCCTGCGCCGGGCGCAGCCGGAAGCGCACCAGCTTGCCCTGCTCGTTCTCGATCATGTAGAGGTTGTTCATCCTCCACCACTTATCGCTGAGTTTCGAGCGGATGTAGGCAACCTGCTCCTGCTCAGTCATGGCGGAGATATTGGGTTCAGTCATGACATCAGCCCGCCAGTCCCCATCCCCTGCAGCTCTGTGACCATCTCACTGACAGGCGTAGACTCACTGCCACCATCCTTCTCCAGCCTGTCGGCTTCGGCGGTCAGTTTGCGGGTTGCAGCCTTGATGCGCTTGGTGTCAGCCTCAATCTTCGGCCCTGTAACCTCATCAATTCGCAGGGCGCTCAGCGTGCGCTCGATGGACTCAATGCGAGTGATGTTGCGGTCTAGAGCCTGCTCAGCCCGCAAGATCTTGTCATAGAGCGCGATCCGGTCGGTTACCTCTTTTGCCTCAACCAGATCTTGCTGTAGGGACTTCATGGTTTTAGTGACAGAGATAACGCGAGCCCGGGTGAACACCAGCTCATCCGTCAGCCGCAACTCCTCGGCATGGTCGAACAACTCCTCAGCGTCGAGGAACTGGGCGTAACCGCCATGGGTCAGTGCAGGCCGGTCGCCTGGCTTCCACTGATTGGGTGGGTTGGAATTACCGGGGTTCCCCTCGATGAAGCGGCCGCTATGGTCACGGCCGTTGGTTTTCGAGTTCTGGGCTGAGCCAGCTGGGGGTTGTGAGGATGTGGCTGACTTTCCCCCTCTCCTCTCTCCCCCTTTGCCCTTGGCTTCATTCCTCTTGGCTTGCGCACTTTGCGCAGATTGCGCAGTTTTGCGCACTTCGGGATGCGCAGTTTGCGCAGCTACGCGAGATTTATCGTGTTGCGCAGGGGATTGCCCCCGAGATTTCAAATAGCGACGCGCCGAGTTGTAGTTAAGGCCGCGGCTATCGCACCAGTCTTTCGCACTGATGCCGGTCGCTTCATGCTCCTGCAGGAATTCTGCATTGAGCTCTGCCCAGTCGGTCTTTGCCATTTAGAGAGATAGCTCGCCTTCAACGATGGTGTCACCAGGTACCGGCTTGTGAGTAGCTGGAACCACAACGGAAACACCGGAGGAAAGAACAACCAGGGCCTCGCCTCCATCGTAGTGCTCTACGCTGGCGATCACCCCGGTCACGTCGATACCGTTTATCACTTCACTGCTCCAGTTCATCTGCATCACCTTCTCCCCTTCCCCAGAAAGACAAACCCCGCCGTTATGGGCGGGGTTTCATGGTCGCGGTGCGCAGGGAGTCATAGGATCGTTCACAGGCTAGTCCTGATGCTCGAGCTCTGTCATACGCTGCTGCCAGCTCACCCGCTCTTTCATCAGCCCGGCTGAGCAGGTCGGCGAGCACCATTGCAGGTTGTCCGGCTGCCTGGCCTCCTTGGGCAGTGCCGGGATAGCTGGCGCACTGACTTGCTCGGGCTGCCAGGCGGCGGGCTTGCTCGCGCAACCGGCCAGACTCAACACCAGCAGCAACGGCATCAGCTTGTGCCTGGGCGATTTCTTCTTGTGCATGGTCTCTCACCTCATCAACTTCAGCCTGCCGGCGATTCTCTTCTTCCCGGGCTTCCTGCTCTGCCTTGGTTCTGGCGGTGGCGAGCCTGGCGGCCTCTTCATTCCACTTCGCCTGCCAGGTCTTGCGTTCCCCCTCTTCCCCATCGGAATGACCGGACTGGTAGAGCGCCACCCCGCCACCGGCCAATGCAGCTATCACCAGGGCGCCAGCCAGGAACGGCAACGCTCTGCTTTGCGGGATCGTCACCATCACTCCCCCTTGCACTTGGCATTGAGGCGCAGCCGGTCTTTCCAAAGCCCAGGGCATACCCGATTCCCCGGAGCAGAACAGTCTTGTGTGCCCGAGCGCTTGAACAGCAGGATTGCCTCACACGCCCCGGGATAATCGCCAACGTTCAGGCGCTTCACGATGGTGGAGCGGCAGAAGGCCCCAGGGCCGATGTTGTGGGAGAGTTCGACATAGGCATCGAACTCATACTGATGGAGGGGAACCTGGATACAGGCCTTGAGGGAATTCTCGAACACCCGCACCTCCCGCAGGCTACGGTTCACCGCAGCAACAGGGGTAATGGTGTCACCCATCCTAACCCCTTCGGTGCTCCCGAACCCGATGGTAGGAAGCTTGGTGCCGTGTACCGGGTCGGGGTAAGCCACTGGGCCATACCCCTCCCGATTCAGGATCCCCACAAAGCCGGCGGCGCTCAGAGTGAGAGCTGCGATTGCGATGCGGACCTTGCTCACTATGCACCTCCCTGCTGGCGGCGCGGCTTGATTATATTCGACCAGATGAACCAGCCCATCTGAACCGCGATCCACGTCAACGTGGCTGCCAGCACCCAATCATTGAGCGAGTACCCGGCCAGCGTCATACCGGACACGACCACTGGCGGTGCGGACTTTGCCACACCAGCAGCGGCCGCAGCCGTCGCGAACTCCTCTTCTTTCCCCATTTACTCCCCTCCAGAAACGACAAAGCCCGCACGAGGCGGGCCAGAAATGAAAAAGGCCAGGGTCACGGGGACTCTGGCCATCTTTGAGCAATACTAACGCTGGCGCGGCGGGGATTCAACCAGCAGGGTTACCAAGTAATTCTCGGCAATACATCTACGAGGCGGTCAATTGAATGCCAGCCGGAAATAACATGCTCGGCTATGTAGAAATCCCCCTCATGGAAGTATCCAGATGCCATTGCGTCTTTGCCCTTTCGCGTAATGAAGTCGATCACAAACCTGTCATCTTGGTCAGGGGTGATTCTGATGTAGTGAACGGCAGGATCCTGAGCGCTTACCGATGGCGTTACCATCACGCCACCTCGACTGAATTTTGGCTCGACTTGAAACACCCGCCGAAGGATCGCCAATTGAATAATATCTAGGGACATTACTTCACCTTTCGGTACCGCTCGACCTGCTGCAGGAAGTAGGCCTGCATATCCCCCTTGTAGTTCCCAGCTTCACTCTCGGCTGGCACCTTGATCTCGGGGGTCCTTTCCTTCCATACCGCATAGGCTGCAGCCTTCTCGACCTCAACTCTCTCTTGCTGCTCTTTCGGCAGGGAACACAGATTGAACGACATCTGGTCTATTCCTCGTTATCTGTTGTGGCTCGTATCACGCTCACTGATTGGACAAACTCGTCCTCTACCGCAGTCACATCTTCTGACATAGCCCAGGATATTTCGTGTGCATAACCACACTCTATACACTGCACAAACTGCTTCTTAGTAGATGCCCCAACCCTTATATCACTGACAGTTTGCCTCTTACTGCATCTGAGGCAACTGAACGTCAATGGCTTGATCATCCCACCTAGTGCAGCGTTAGACATTGCCTTGTAGTAATTGGCAGAGACATCCTTAAAGGCATCTTCTGAGTACTTCCTTGGCGTCCCCCAAGCACCATTTCTAACACTGGTTGGCATGCACCCAAACACAGCGTCAGCTATTAGTTGTGGGAGTTTATGGGTAGCACACACGACACATACTGCAATTTCGACGACATCACTATCTCCGCATACCCAGCTAGCACTTGCGGCCCGCTCTGCGCATATAGTGCAACGCTTATCGCTTTCCGTCTCAATCATGATTCCCCCAAGAACCTCATGTGTTAGTGCTGCAATTTTGCACCATGGTGCGCCAGCGAACAAATGTATCTGTCCTAACCAGCGACAACTCGGAGCCAATCGCTCCACGGTGATCTTCACCCAGAGCAACGCTATACTGTATTTATATACAGCACAACAGAGTCCCCACCATGCTTGCAGTCCCAGATCTCGACGCCCCAGCGTTGGAAATTCCCTTGTTCCTCTCCCCTGCGGCATGTGGCTTCCCATCCCCTGCCCAGGACTACGTCGAACAGACCATCGACCTGAACCAACTCTGCATTGCCCACCCGGCAGCCACCTACTTCGTGCGGGCGGCCGGTGACAGCATGGTCGATCACGGGATCCGTGATGGTGACCTGCTGGTTGTTGACCGCAGCCGTAAGGCCAGGCACGGCAGCGTGGTGGTCGCCGCGGTCGATGGCGAATTCACGGTGAAAGAGTTGCAGCTTGAGCCATCGGTAGCGCTACTGCCAGGCAACCGGGCCTATCGGCCTATCCATTTCAGTGAGGGACAGGAGTTGGAGATTTTCGGGGTGGTGTCCTTTATCGTGCATCAGGTGGATACCCCATGAACAAAAGCTGCGCTGTGGCGCTGGTCGATGTGAACAACTTCTACGCCTCTTGCGAGCGCCTGTTTCGCCCTGACCTCAAGGGGGTGCCCATAGTCGTGCTCTCCAACAATGACGGCTGCGTGGTAGCCCGATCGGCTGAGGCCAAGAAGCTGGGGATCAAGATGGGTGTGCCCTACTTCCAGGTCCGCCAGTTCTTCGAGGCAATGGGCGGCGTCTGGTTCTCCAGCAACTATGCCCTCTACGGCGACATGTCGCAGAGGGTGATGACGATTTTGGAGGGAATGGTACCAGCGGTGGAGGTCTACAGCATAGACGAAGCCTTTATTGAGCTGAGCGAGAGCTGGGCGGGCGACCTAGTGGAGTATGGCCGCCAAGTTCGCGAGCGGGTGCAGCAGTGGACTGGGCTTGTAGTGGGGGTCGGTATTGGCCCTACCAAGACTCTGGCCAAGCTCGCCAACTACGCAGCCAAGAAGTGGCCGGCCACTGGCGGGGTTGTCGATCTGCGCGACGAGGGACGGCGCGCCAAGCTGATGGCCATCACCCCGGTGGATGAGATATGGGGCATCGGTCGGCGGCTGGCAGCCAAACTGGAGGCTCAGGGCATCAAGACTGTTGCCGAACTGGTGGCCGCAGACCCCAAGAGCCTACGGCGCCAGTACGGGGTCGTCGTTGAGCGAACGGTGCAGGAGCTGCGGGGGATCCCCTGCGCCGAGCTGGAGCAAGAGGCCCAGGCCAAGCAGCAGATCATCTGCTCCCGCTCCTTTGGCGAGAGGATCACCAACATAGGGCCCATGCATCAAGCCCTAGCCGGTTACATGGAGCGAGCCGCCGAGAAGCTCAGGGCGGAGGGTATGTGCTGCCGCCACGTGACCCTGTTCATCCGCACCAGCCCGTTCAACGACAAGGCCCCCTATTACGGTAATCAGGTGAGCACCAAGCTAGCCTCGCCAACCCATGACACCCGAGCGCTGCTGGCCCTGATCCCCCAACTACTTCCCCACATCTGGCGAGATGAGCAGCGGTACCAGAAAGGTGGCGTCATGCTGGCCGACTTCACCCCCCAGGGCATGCAGCAGGGCGACCTGTTCGCAGCGGAGCAGCAATCCCCGCACAGCGAGGCGCTGATGCAGGTGATTGACAGGATTAATCAGGGGCGAATGGGGAAGGTCTACTTTGCGGCCCGAGGTCGGGATACCCGGGAGTGGATGATGAAACGGGAGCAGCTCAGCCCCCGCTATACCACATGCCTCAGCGAGCTCCCCGCGGCGAAGGCATAATCTTAACCAACCTGGCCAGCTGCTGCTGAACTGGCTTCCACTTTGGCTCTGGAGGCTCCTTCACTGTCCTCGGCGGAGGCTCTGGATGGATGGCTATCACCTTGATGAAAACCCGACGGGGGCTTCGCTTCCCAGGCTCACGCTTGCAGCTCCTTGTCTCGGCAACTGTCTCCACGTAGCTAAGACGACGCAGGTAGACCAACACGTCGCCGGCGACATCGTGCGGGACCTGCAGCAGGTCTGAAACGATGTGTAGGTCGAAGAAGTCGCCATAGAGCAAACCCCATTCTGCGACCTGTAAAGCCATTGGTTTCAGCCTGCTATCCATTGTTCCTCACCGAGCTGCGTATTGACGCCACTATAATGAATAGCATTGCTTCAACCATTTACTCAAGCGGCTCTCATCTCCTTCACCTGCCTATCCATGACCCTGGCCAAGTCTGACGCCTGGTGAATCACCTCTTCCACTGCATGCTCCACCGCCTGCCGCATCTGCGTACCAAACCGGCGAGACACCAGCTCAGCATCAGGCACCACCCTCCCAGTACCGTGGCACTTCGGGCACTCATCTGCCTTGCGCGGGCGTAGCCCTGTCCCATTGCAGTGCGGGCAGCGGCCTGACTGCATCATCTCAGCCACACAGTGGTCACGGGCAAGGCCCAGTATCCCGTTTCGCTCATCCAGCAGTCGCTGGTACTCGTGGTCATTGCCAGCACGGTGCGCCCGCTTGGCCTTCTCCATTACCACGGCGGCCCGGCGGCGCTCCTTGTCATAGTGCGGGTGAGACAGCACCAGTCTATCCAACTGCTCTGGCAGCGGGCGGCGCAGCAGGATAGCCATAGCCATGCTCGCAACCTCGCTACTACCCAGGGTCTCGTTGAGATGAGCCAGCAACCCCTGAGTGGCCTCCATGTCCAACAGGTGATCGGCCATCAGATACTGATATCCCTGAGGATTGCTCTGGGCGGCCACTTGCAGGGCACCGAGAAACTCGTCACGCCCCAGATTGCTGACGTTACCGGGTGATGGCTCATGGAGCGCCCCCTTAGGTGAGAACAGGCGCAGAGCCATTTCGATAGCATTACTCATGTTCAATCCTCCTCAATAAACCACGGCCTTTTCGGCCTGATACTTGCCCAATCAGCAGCAATCCAGTGAACGCTTTGGTGTTGACCTTGGCTGCAGACCTGACCCGTCGTTTCGGCGGGGTAGCTATTTTCTGAGTTCCATAAGGGATACTCACATTCTGAGTACCCTGCTGATGCCCTTCCAAATCGCGACTCATGTTGGTCATGGTCAGGTCCTTGGTTGGTTATTGGTCTGGTCAAATGCTTTCAGCAGCCAGGCGCGCAGCTGACTGGTCTTGATGTGTTCGGGGGTAACCTCCAATACAGTCCACCCGAGCAAGGTGGCCTCGTTCATCTTGGCCCGGTCCTCTACGAACCCCCTCCCCCGGGTGTGCCGGCCACCGGAGTGGATCCCGCCGTGGACCTCAAGGGCGATCATGCGAGTGGGCCAGGCGTAGTCGAAGCGCCATTTGCGCTTGGGGTGAAACAACAGCTCGGTGGCGGGGTCAGGTAGGCCGACCAGCTGGGTCAGCACCTTGTCGTGCAGGGACGTGACCTGCTGGGCCTTGCGCACCTGGTTGGCTGCGGTCCTGACCTTCGGGCTGCTACCCAGTAACCGGGCCGCATCGAGGGCGGTGAGGTGGATCATGCAGCCCTCCCGATGGTGTTCTTGCGCAGTTCGGTGACTTCTCTGGCCACCTGCTCCAGCAGCGTCTCCTCGCTGCCGTGCTCTTGTTGCCAGGAACGCGGGGCGGCGT